GGCGATGGTTTCGTGCGTGTAGCGAGTAGAGAAAGCCTCCTGCGCGTTGTCATAAGCGATGGCAGAGCCCTCGTTCTTGACAGGTGCAGCACCAAAGCCGGACAGCTTGGTTTCTTCCTCGAAGGAACGCTCAGAGGTTTCAGTCTCGTAGATTTCCTTGTGTTGCTCGCCGTAGCGTGCGTACTCCATACCAAACAAAGCGTTCAGACCGGGGAGCAGTTCTTTAAGTAGTTGTGCGCGTGAAATTGCCATGATTTACTCCTTACAGGCCGACGTTGTTTAAATACGAGTGGGCACTGGGGTTGAACTTAACCAACACATCAGTGAACGCGTCGCCGATTGCCGAGAAACCTTGAACCTCAACAAAGCCCACAATACGGAAAGCCGCAGCGGTGGTCACCACTGTAGATTCCAAAGCGCTGGTTGAGTTACCAGTGGTCGTAGAACCAGTGGATGTGCTCTGTACAGCGGCAAAGAAGGTGTTAGTGCCCAAAACGGATTGAGCGCCAGAACCATCTAGCTGTGCTTGGAAAGCAACGCTTGGGTCGGTAATAACCTTAGCCGTAACCACGCCGGTTGTGCCGGAAGGGTAGTACTGCGAGTTAATCACTTGACCTTGTGCATTGACGTACTGGCAACCGATGAAAACGCCGATTGCACCGATGCCGCTGCCGCCAAGGTTGTTGGTCGTAATGTCGGCACCAGTGGCGGTGGAGATGGCTAGATAGCCGTCCGCGCCAATAATGACTACCTGACCATAGAAAATGTTGGTGCCTTCGCCAGCAGGGTCAATCAGAAAAGTCTGAGTTGCACCTGCATAGGGCATGCCATCAATACGGTTAATGGGACGTAGCCCATAGGGGGAAGCTGTAGCTGCCATTTAATGACTCCTAAAATTATGTACCAGAACCGAAAGTGACTTTCGACTTCTTATCGACGATCATCGCCATATTAGATCGAGCGTCCCTTTCACGGAGGAAAGTGTTGTCCACTGATTCCATCTGCAATTTGTTCTTTTGATCGTGCTGTTGCATGCGCGATACCAAGATTTCAGACGGGATGCGGCAGAGCAACAAACCACCCACTTCAATCGCTCCTTTAAAGCGACCTTCAGTAGCAGCGTGCATCATGAGCTCAGGATAATCGTCACCTTTGCAGGGCTCGTATCCTTCGCGCAACTTCGACGAAATGTTGCCCGGATCAGCTACACCCATAGTGCTTGTACGTACCCAACGGTGCGTCCAACCGGGCCGTGGTTCAGGTGATGGCAAAGTTTCAGGTGCACGCCAAACCATTGGGCGTTGCATTTCTACTCTGGTCTCAGAATCACGGCTCTTGCGGTTTATAGTTAGCTGTTCCATTATGCATTTCCTCTAAGTAAAGCAACCTGTTTTGCGTATTCTTCTACGGGCACCCCAATACGGCGAGCTATCGCCACTTCGGATGCCTTTAACCGAACACGGTTAGGCGGTGTGCTCCGAGTGGCAGGTGCCACAACGGAACTCGGCTTTGTTGCACGGCGCGGGGTTTCATCCTCGTAAGCCGGTTCTGACCTCTTTCTAGGAGGCGGGTCATATTCTTCCTCGTCGCTCTGGGCATCTTCAAAATGCTCAGGAAATCTTTTACGCATGGTGCTGTCGATTTTTTTAAAATACTCGGCAGTGCCAATATATTCAGGACCATACTCGCGTTGTAATTTCTTGTCAAGCCCCAGTGCGGCAGACGTCATTTCTTCGTCTACACCCCACCAGTCACTGTTGTTTTCTATCCAGCGCTGTGTTCGTGGGTTGGTTTTTGGCGCGGTTTCAGCCGGGGCTTTAAACTCCCGCTCCTCCACCTCAATAGGTTTCATACCAGACGCACGCTCTATTTTGAGCGTCGCCCGGGTGATCTCCGCCTGCGCGTCGGCCAACTCGTCTGGGTCCGCAGCGTCGTAGGCTTCTTTGTACTTCCGCTTGGCGGCAACCAGCTCAGCGGCTGCTGCCTCCTGTGAAGTCTCAATATAAGCCTTACTCCCATTAGAGAGCTGTTGTTGAAGCTTCTTGTTCTCCTCAAGAATCTGCCGGGCGTACGTCTCAGCTGCTTCCCGCTCTCGCAGGGCTTCTTCTTTGGCGCGTCGCTCGTCGTGATATCCACGGGTGAACTTCTTGATACGGGCTTGGACTTTCTCGTCATAGGTGGCGAGTTCGTCGTCTGTGGGGTCCTCCACCGGCTCCTTCATGGGCTTACGACCACGATCTTCTGCGGGGGTATCGTCCTCAATCTCTATATCAAGCTTGTCGTCTTCAGCAGCAGCCTTCGTCTTTTTAGTTTCCTTTTCATCAGGAAACTCATAGTCATCACCAAACTTTGTTGCCATGATTTACTCCTTAAGCAGCGCGGGAAATTCCACGCGGGTCTTCCACAACTGCTTCAACCGAGTCATCGTTGATGATCCGGAATTCACGGCCATGAATTTTCAGGCGAGTTCCTGAATTTGGTCGGACGATGACGAAGTCACCTTCCTTGCACGACGGCCCACTGGGGAACCGGGTTGTATCTTTATAGCAGTCAGGCCCAAGCTTGACGACAAACAGTACCGGGGTAAGTATCTCTTCATACATCATGGATTGGCTGGACTTTACGATGCCCGCTTCACTATCAGCGTACGCCTCCATAGCTTCGGGGACTACGCAGAGCATCATGAACCTCTTCGGATCAGGCAGTTGCTTCGCCTTCTCTTCAGCTGGCTGGTTCAAAATACCCGAAAGGTCTACCGCAGCTACATCAAAATCAGTCATCACTCATCTCCGATCTTTGCACGAGGTCTTTAATTATGGATTCTGCATGGGTCAGACCCCGGATAACCCCGCAGACATGACGATACTCGTCAAAACTTTTCGCACCACCGTTTGATAGGTGGGATACCTGATCGTCCCGGAGCTTGTTAATCTCCCTGACTGTGACGGATAAGAGTGCGTGATCGCTCAATTTTTATCCTTTCTAGTAGACCTAGTGTCATACTGGCGCTGCTGCATGGACATTTGAGCGCGATGTTTGGCAGCGTCAATCCCCATGCGAGCACCTTCTGACTCCATCTGCTGTTTGAGTTTGTCTCGCGCAGCGGCTGCTGTGGCCCCCACCTGCATGGCGGCGATCTCTTTCTGAGACTCAATCCGGGCTCTTTCAATCTCAAGTTGATCGGCCTTGGCTGCTGCCTCGGTCTGCATCTTCTGCTGCTTGAGCTGAAGTTCGCCCTGCTTGATCTGAAGTTCTTGCATCTGCATCTGAACAATCGGGTCCTGCATCTGCTGCTGAGCCTGCTGTTGTTTGGCTTCTTGCTGGTCACGCTGCAAGAGAATGGCGGATGCCTTGGCAGACATCATGGCAATCTGATCAGCCATCTCCGGCGAGATTTCTTTGTTGGCCTCTTCACCCGGCAGTGGTGTGCCCAGCTGCATCTCAACTTGCTTGCGGTACTCAAACGCAATGTGCTCGTTGATGTGCGCCATCGCAGCGGCCTGAATGGCCTGCGCTTGCGGGTTCATCTGCATCAGCTGCATGATCTTCGGGTTCTGCATCGCGGCCATGTGCACCTGAATGTGCGCCTCATGGTTCTGCTGAATGAACGCTTTGACGGGCTTGCCGATCAGCAAGTTCTGGTTCTCTTGCACTGGATCGACAGGCACCGCATCATCTTCAATCGGCACAAGCTTGCTCGCGTTCTTAATTCCAAGAATCTCGATCATCTGGCGGTGCAACACAGGCAGGTTGTACAGCTGCGGCGCTGTCTGTGCAAGCTGGAGAACAGCCTGATACTGCACAATCTTCTGCGCCATCGTGGCAGCGTTCGGATCGGACACGGGGATCACGTCCACCAAGTCGTAGTCTTCCTTACGGGCGGAGCGACGCGCATCCACTGGCTCGTAGTCGTAGTCTTCCGGACAGTAATCAGCGATGATCCCCTTGAGCAGCTTGAACTCCTGCTTCATGGCAAAGTGCAGACGGGACTGCACAGCAGTCATCACCTTGAGCGTGCGCTCCAAAATCGCCAGTGTTGTGCCGACCGGAGCTTGCGAGCCCATGTCGCTGACCTTCATATCACCAGAGGAGGCGAAAGCCCGGCCCTCTTGGACGATGTTCTGGAACAGCGCATACAGAACCTGACTTGGCTCCTTGTACGGCAAGGGCAAGATGTTGTCGCGGATGCTGCCAGACGGAACATCTACGTCTCGGAACTCGCCGGGGGCAATCGGAGTGTCATCACCTTTAATGCGAAGCCCGCGTGACTTAAGTCCTCCGGGCAGATTCGACAGAGTGCCCGCATCAACCAGTTGACGGATGAGCATGGTAGCGGACTTAGCGTAACCTCCAATGAGATGGATAAGACCGTATCCGTAGAACCCAAATCCGGGGATGTACTGGTAATGTACAAAGTGCTGTCGCTTGAGGTGGAGTTTGTCTTCTTCATACCAATTCCTCCGGATGGCCAAGATTTTGTTGGTGCCCTTCTCAACCGTAATCACGTACGGCAGAGCGATGCCCGTCTCTTCGCCTTTTTTGTTCTTGTGCTTAAACCCCTTGAGGTCCAAGTCCACGTTCATCTCCAGCAAGCGGAACCTGTCATCGTGCAGCGCAGACAGACCCATCTCTTCGGCCTTCTGTTTCTCGATGTCGTCCAGCTGGTGCGTCGGCTCGCCGATATCTACGTCCATGTAGAACCCGGCGTCCATGAGCTTGATGATCTCGTTCTTGGTCTTACGCATGACGTGCGTAACTCGCTCCGCGCCTTCAAGGCTTGACGCGCCGTAGGGCACCACGATATCTTCGGCGGGAATAAACACAGCGACTTGGCGACCCTTAGATGGGTCGAAGTACACCTTCTTGAACGCGCTGCCCGTGATGGGCAACGACCACAACATCTTCTCGTGCTCTGGCCGGTACTCAGTCATCACCTCGGTGAGCTGGTAGTTCATGTCTTCACGAACTCGTGCGGCGGCTTCCTCGCGCATGCGGTCAACAGCGCCAACGATCTGGGTCTTCACCGGGCCTTGCGCCGGAAATGTCTCCATCATCGCCTCTGACTGGAACCGAACAACTGACTCAGTCAGCATGGGATGGAACACACCGCAGGCCCCGTTCCAAGGCTCTGTGCGCTCTTCATACTTCAAGCCCAACAACTTCAGACCATCAACGTAGGTCTGCATCCAATCTTTACGATCCCCGATGTCCTTGTCGAAGTCCTCGACCAACTCAGCGCCGAGCGAGTCAAGCGCATTCGCGTCCATGTACTCGGCCAAGTTGGCGTCGAACGTATCCGCAGTTTCTTTGGCGGGCAGGAGATCAATCTCAAGACCACCCATGCCAATACTCACTGACTCCGGGTCTTCGATCTCAATCTCGATCTCCGGCACGGCGTTGTCGATCTGGTCAAGACCTTCGGGCGCGGCGTATAAACCTTTGCTGACTGCCATATTCGTTCCTTAAATAAGTTTCCAACTACCTTGGCTGTATTCTTGTGGCATACGCACTGCGCCGCCTGCCGCCATTAAATTTTGAAGAGACAGTGGATTTAAGTTGCCCGGTCTTCCACCACCGCCCCCACTTTGGTTTGCCCCTCTACCCAATGGTACGCCAACCATACCCGTACCACCGCCACCCCCAGCAGGTTTAGCCGGAGCGCGTTCTAGCACCTCTGTAATAGCTGTACCAAAATGAACTCCTTTAGCTCGGTCCCCCATTGGGCTTTCAGACCTATAAATCTCAATTGGGTGAAGTCCCTTTTCGGGTTTTGTTTTGTAGCTGCCGGAGGCGACAACTGATCCAGCCTTGCGAGGGCCATAGTCTTCTGTCAAAACTACGTTTGCTTTGCCAGTTGGTTTTCCGTCAGCGTCAAATTCCGGCACAAGTTTTGTAGCAGAGTCCGCGCTCTGAAGCCAACCGGCTATTCTCGCGGTTGAATTTTGGTCCATGTAAACGGTCTTGCCAGACTTGGGCTGCAAACCTGTAGTAGTGTCTCGATGCCCCTCACCACTTCTATTACGTATTGTTTGCCCTTCAGGCGTTTGAGCATAAGTTGAACCACGCTCAGTTCGGAACATGTGTGTGGTGTCTGGCATGTTTAAAAATGGTTCGTAGTCCATATTCGTTCCTTAAACTGTATAAAAACGTTCGCGCTTATGACTTTTGAACCAATGAATCTCTTCTGGTTCGTCGATGGGCAGACGGAAAAACCCGCCCTGCCTAAACCTCATCAACGCAAGTGTGGTCGCATCAACCAAGTCATCATGCTCACCTGACGGGAACGCTGCGATTTCATCAACCAATTCTTCGGCCCAGCGCGTTCTGGGCACCCATACCTTGCCAGACGCGATTATGTCCGACACTGAGTTCAAACGGGCAATTTTGTCTTGGCCCCTGCTCGGCGTGTATTCCTGAACTGGAATCCCCATAGCCCGCAAGTCGTAGATCAGCGGTGCACCCGACGCCTTCTTCTCCACAATCAGGGCGTCCGGCTCGTAGTCGTTGTACTCTTTGAGCACGTCCTTCTTGAGCTCCGGAAACTCAACCCGCCTCTTATAAGTGTTCAACAGGATGATATTTGGCCTATTACCATCCTTGGGATTGTCGAAAACCCCCCACGTCGTGCTGGCGGAATAGTCAGCCCGCTGAGTTTTCTCAAACGCCGTATCCCAGCTCTGCAAGATAAAGTCACAGTGCGGCGGTTCCTCTTCTTCCCACCACTGCCACCAGTCACGCTTGATAATCGCCGCCTCGTTACCCACCGGATTCTGTTGATACTGCGCCTGCCACTTGGAGTTGGGCAACTCTTCCTGCAACGCCGACAACTCCTCCAGCGACCAGAACTCTGGCCATAGGGGTAAACCCGAGGGCATGATGGCCGGGAACTCAATGACCTCCCACTGCTCTCCACCCCGCCCGGCGGCAGCTTTGAGCACCTGCCCGGTCAAATCGCGCTGCGCCCACCGGGTCATCACGATCACAATGGCTCCCCCCGGCTGCAAACGCTGACGCGGGCCTGACGTGTACCACTCGTACACCTTGTCAAACACATCCGGGTTGGATGCAGCGAGCGCAGCCTCCTGCTCAGAGTGCGGATCGTCAATAATTAGCAGGTCAGCGCCCTTACCGGTCACCGTACCGCCCACACCAATCGCAAAATAGTCGCCGCCCTTGCTGGTATTCCACCGGCCAGCC